CGATGCGGGGGATGATCGCCCCGTCGAAGCCAGGCACGAACAGCTCACGGCGGCGCTCCCCAACGATGTAGGGCAGGCCTGCGCGGACGCGACCGCCCATGGCGCGACCTTGGATGGGGCGGATGTTGTTTGCGGGGGAGACCGGCTCAGACCCGCCGCCGCCAACCATCGAGCCGATGCGGGAGATCGCGCCGCTGACCCAGGAGAACAGGGCGCCGGCCCTGGCCTTGAGTCCGTCGATGATCGAGGTGATGATCTTCTGGCCGATGCCCGAGCTGGTGAACAGGTTGATGATCTGCCCAGGGATGGGAGAGATCAGTGCCAGGATGCCGGGGCCGAAGCGGGCGAAGCCCTGGATCAGCTGGGAGATCAGCCGCTGAAACAGGGAGGTCATCCAGCCGTACCAGGAGCTGAACATGCCCTGGACCCCGGCGATCATCTGCCCGAAGTCGGCCTGGATCTTCTGGGTGTCGGCGGTGAAGACGCCGACCAAGACGCTCCAGCTGCCCTGCAGCACGGCGATCAGGCCTGAGAAGGTGGCGCGGATGCCGGCCACCATGCTGTCGACGCCGGCCCGGAACCACTCGACCTTGTGGTAGGCGAACACCAGGGCTGCGCCGATGCCGACGATGCCGGCGACCACCAGGGTGATCGGCCCGGCGGCCACGGCCAGCACCGTGCCGATGCCTGCCAGGACGGGGAAGGCTGCAGCCGCTGCACCGATGGCCGCACCGATGGTGCCGACGGCGGAGACCACCCCGGCGATGATCGGCAGGGCCACCACCAGGCCGGCCAGGGCGCCGCCGATCAGCACGATGCCGGTCATTAGGCCCGGGTTGGCGGCCGCCCAGTTGCCGATCCCCTCAGCGATCGGCGTGATGATCTTCGCCATGCGCGTGAGCGGGGGCAGGAGGGCCTTGCCTACCGCGATGCCGAGCCGCTGGGCGGAGATCTGGAAGCTGGTCAGCGTGCCCTGGAAGGTGGCCAGGCTGCGCTCGAAGTCCTTGTCCACGGTGCCCGCTGCGGCCGGGCCGCCAGCGTCAGCCTTCAGCTTCTCGTACTCCTTGCGGTACTTCATCAGGGACATCAGGGCCAGCTTGGCCTCCTTGTCACCGAAGATCTGGGAGAGCTTGAAGACGTCCCCGCCGGTCACGCGCTGCAGCTCAGCAACGGCCGCCTCCATCGGGTTGATGCCCTTGTTCCGTGCATCGGTCATCACCTGCTTGATGTCGACGCCGAACTTTTTTTTAAAGTTCTTCACCGCGTCCGGCGCGGTCATCTTCATCAGCGCATCGCTCAGTCGCGTTGCAGCCTGGGCGGAATCAGGGGCGTTCTTGCGCACCATCTGCATCATGGCCGCCAGCTCAATCGCGCCTTTCTTGCCGGTGATCCCAAGGTCGCCAGCAGCAGAAGCGATGGTGGGCATGAACTGCGCCATGTCCCGCAGCTCGAAGGCGCCCTGCTTGCCGGCGAATGCCAGCGCATCGAACGTCGCCTTGAGCTCAGTCGGTCGGATCTTCAGCGCGTTCTGCAGCTGGAAGCCCGTCTTGGTCACATCCAGCAGGTCGGAGTTGGTGGCGGTCGCCACCTTGCCCAACGACTCCATCGAGGCGACGGCATCCTTCAGCTCCAGGCCCTGGGCCACCAGGTCCTGGATGCCGGCCGCCAGCTTCTCCGGCGACAGGTTGGTGAGGTTGCGACCGCTCAGCCGCAACAGCTCACCAGACAGCGCCTTCAGCTCACCCTGGCCGATGTTGGCGGTCTTGCCGATGTCGCTCAGGATCACCTCGAAGCGAGCCGCCTGGCGGATGCTGGCGCCGAATGCCACGCCGATGCCAGCCGCACCCACGGCAGCCTGCTGCCACAGGGCGTTGTCGAACATGCCCTTGAAGCCCTTGCGGCCGGCCGTAGCCGCGTCGTTCATCGTGCGGTTGACGTTCCGCCCGAACGACGACACCTGCATCTGAGCAGTACGGAGCGACGCGCCAAGACTTGCGGCGATCTTGCCGCCGATCTCGACCGTGATCTTCTGCGCGCCCCCGCCGATCATCAGCTCACCGCCTCCGCGATCTCATTCTCAACCACCTGGGCCTGCTCCAGCCACAGCCAGAACTCGTCAAGGTCGAGGTCGAGGATCTCGGCCAGGCCCCAGCCGGTCGCCTTCGCCAGGATGATCACAGCCCGGCGAAGGGTCTCCACTGCTACGACCTGGCCGTCCTGAAAGCCAGGATCTGAGCCTCCAGCTTGCCCCAGTTGGTGTCATCGAAGAGCATCAGCTCGTCGACTGGCACCTCGCAGAGGTTGGCCACCAGATGAACGGCTTGCTCGCCTTCATTGCTGCTGGCCCTGGACGCTGCCACCCGGTCACTGACCTTTGGCCGGCGCATCACCAGGAAGTCCACGTCCACCCCGCCTACCTGCTCGGGGAAGTCGAAGACTACCTTTGCGGTGGGCTCAGGGCGTTGCTTGCTGCTCATTGATCAGACTCCGATTGCTTGGCGGATGGTGGCCAGCTGATCAACACCGTTGATCCGGCGGATCATGTTGACCTTATCGATCTCCACGATCTCACGGCCGCCGATCGTCAGTTTGTAGTAGCGCAGGGTGTAGGCGAACGTAGGGCTGGACTGATCACCGGCCTTCCAGTCGCCCTTCTCCACCTGCTTGACCACGCCAGTCATGTTGACCACGGCAGGCACAGCGGCCTCGCCGTCTCGGCGCATCGCGCCACGTGCCGTCATCTGGGTGTTGGCCGTCGCCAAGCCGTAGAGGGCGATCACCTCAGGGTTGTACTCGAGGAGCACAAAAGAGCCCTCCAGCTTCTCCATCCCCATGTCGATCTCCACCGGCGCGTCCATGCCGCCGCCGCGGAACTCCTCCATCTTGGTGGTAAGGGTGGGCAGGGTGAGGGTGTCGATGGTGCCGGCCAGTCCTCGGCCATCAACGAACAGGCTGAAGTTCTTCAGTACGCGGGGAATCTGGGCCATGGGTCAGTCCTCGATAGGGCGTTGGGTGGATCAGACGAGCAGGTCGGTGACGTAGCTGTTCACCAGGTGGGAGCGGAAGGTTACCCGCTCGGCTGGGAACGGTGGGGTGAAGTCGAAGTCGAAGAACACCTGACCGTTACTGATGCTGACTGGCGTGTTCAGTTCGGGGTCTACCCAGACATCGCCGCCGAGGATTGCGCCCCGGGCTTTGAGGCTGCGCAGGTACTCCCGCACCGACTCCTGCACCTCTTCGAGGTAGGTGGCGGTGATGCACCGATCGACGGCCCAGAGGTGGCCGCGCAGGATGGACTCGTTGATCATGTCGGCGGTGCGTCGCACCGACAGGAATGCATAGCGTGGATCGCTGGCGAGAGTGCGGTTGCCCCACAGCCGGAAGCCCTGCTCACGAATGATCGTGGCGATCTTCTGCTCGTTCAGCAGGTTGGCACGGGATGTGAAATCACCGAGGGTGAAGTCGATAGCGCGGCTGGTGCCCTCGATGCCGTTGATCTCATTGTTCGAAGGGGACCACCAGAAGCCGCGCTGATTGTCGACCTTGTTGATCAGGCCGGCGACAGCAGGGGAGGCAGGCACGCTGGAGCCATCGCGCAGCACCCAGGGGTCAACAACGTAGATGCGGTCACTGCCGAAGTCATCGGCGATCTGAATGGCGGCGGCGTCGGTGGTGTTGGGCCCATCAGCCACGACCACCGCACGCAGGCGCTGAGCGATGCCGACCATTTCAGCGAGCACCTCAGATCGCACGGTGCCCCGGGTTACGGTGCCGGCTACGGCCTGCACACCGCCAGCGGGAGGCGCAGCGATGGCGACAGTGGGATTGGTGGTGTAGCCCTTCCCAGGGTTGGTGATGGTGATGCTGACCACTTTGCCGGCATCGCCACCGGTGCCGAGCACTGCTACGGCTGTAGCGCCAGTGCCGCCGCCGCCGGTTAAGCTCACGGCCGGCGCGGTGGTGTAGCCCGATCCCTGGGTCTGGACCGCGATCGAGAGGATGCCGTTACTGGTGCGCTGATGGGTGTAGCCAGGTGCGATCAGGATCTTGGGCGCAAACCCCACCTCGTTCTCGGCTGCCATGAAGGCATGCACCCCGAGGTAGCCGCCGTTGACATCAATGCCGCCGCGGATGGCGTCAATGATCGCCCCCTCGTTGGCGCCCTCGACACGCACCACCACGACCACAGCACCGGCCTGGTCATAGATCAGGTCCAGGGCTGGGGGCAGCGAGCCGGTTTCACCAATGCCGACCATCTCGGACCGGCGGGTGACAAGCACCGGAGTGTTGAGCGGGAACGCTTGAGCGTCAGCGTCAGGAGCGGTGCCGATAACGCCGATGACACTGGAACGAACGGTCTGGATCGGCCGGGCTCCAGTGTCGATCTGGAGAACCTCTACGCCGTGAAGGAAACTGGTTGTCATGCGGAGCGGTCCTCCTATCAGGTTGATTCTAGGGTGAGCTGATTCAGCGGATGATCAGCAGGCTAACGCTGGCCGAGTCATGCCCCGAGGGAGGCACCGAATTGGTCGAGCCGACCAGGATGCGCAAAGCGTCGGCAGTCTTGGTGGTTGGGGGTAGCAGGTTGCCACCGGCGTGGATGTTGACGGTGGTCTTCGTGTTGTTGGTGGCAGTTGAGTTACCCATCCCCACAGCGGCATAGTTGCCGTCAGCCAATGGCGTGGTGAAGTTGATGCCGTAGTCGCCATCACCGCAGTCCGCGATGCTGGCGATGTTGTTGCCGGCCCCGATGGCGCAGCGCCTCAACACGACGCTGCCGCTGGTCGTCGCACTGCTGCCGGCCGTCACCGTGAAGCTGCCGGTGCCGGGCACGGTGGTGACGATGAAGGTGTTATCGGTCGCGGTGCCTGATGTGAAGTCGAGGTTGACGATGTGCCCGACCCGCAGGCCGTGGCCTGCAACGGTCACCGTGATGGTGGTGCCCGACTGGCTGTAGGTACCGTTCAGGTTGGCCGCGCTGGTGCCGTCGAAATGCAGCCAGGTTGGGGCGAAGGCGACGCCAGGCGCCAGCTTCTCAGCCGTGACGCAGCCGTTCTTCAGGTCCGGTGTGTCGATCGCGCCGTCAGCAACATCGCTTCCGGTCAAACTCTCGTTTTCGACCATCCGGCCGGGGATCCTCTGCAGTGGCATAAGTTAAGTGGCGGCGATTCTATACTGACAGACAAAAGAAACGTTTCTGGTGCCTGCGCTTCCAGAGGTGAACTGAAAGGTGGCCCGCTGAGAAGATGCTTCAGCGATAATGAATCCGCTTATTGGGTTATTCCCTTGCGTGCCGGAGATAACACCGGCGGCCTGGTTTGCAGATTGGAAGCCGCCGGCCTCAGCGTTGACGGGGATTCTGAGGCCAAATGAGACCGGCCCGTCTCCGGTTGTTGTATAAAGAATGCGGCCTGACATTGTTACGAAGTCGCCTACTCTCGCGTAGGAGCCGTTGATCATTGATACATCGGAGCAATTAACAAGGCTGGAGATCGCAGGCGCCCAGTCTCCTCCAGATGCAATGAACCCCGACGAAACTGCGGTGGCGCCCACTGCCCCCGCAGCCAATTTGGATGCGCTGACCGCTCCAGCGGCCAGCTTGGGGGCTGTGACGGCTTCGTCGCGCAGCTTCGCTGTCGTCACCGTGTCATCTGCCGGTGCGCTGGTTGACGCCACCGACAGTGCCAGGATGCGCACGATCGCGCCCGCACCAGGGGCTTCTGAAAGGGTGATCGTCAGGCCGTCCTGGCTGATGCTGTACTCGCTGGTCGGCTGCACTACGCCGTCGACCGTGACCAGGGCTGAGGGCTTGTTGATGATCGGAGTGCTAAGGCCGAACGCAACCTGGCCGGCGGTGGCGGTCAGCACCGTCTCAACCTGCACCGACCCTTGGATGTAGCGGGCGTCGGACTCCGCTTTGGTGTAGCGGTTGCCCAGGGCGGTGTTGATCGTCGCCAGGCTGTTGGCGACGGTCGAGGCGAAGTTGGCATCGTCGCCCAGCGCCGCGGCGAGTTCGTCGAGCGTGTTCAGCGCCCCTGGCGCCCCGGCGATTACGTTGGCGATGGCCGCAGCGATCAGCGCTTCAACGCCGCTCACGGTCGGCCTGGCGGCCATGTCCGTGTCGATCGCATCAAGCGCCGACCGCAGCCGCTCGACGTCATTCACCAGCTGGTTGGCCGGGTGTGGCTTGGGATAGCCCTGGTTCGTGGTGGTCTGTTGAACGGTCATGTCACACCACCACGACGCGGAGGTTACGGACACGCGGACGGTTCACCGTGTTGCCCGTCAGCGTCAGCCTGATGCGGGTGTTGGTCAGCGTCACGGTGCTAGAGCTGTAGGCGTACTCCACCAGGCCGTCGCCAAGCTGCGTCGCCACAGGGCTGCTCATGGTCTGGTATGTGCCGGCCGTCGCCGTCTCATAGGCCGCTTGCACCAGCGAGGTGCCGGGGATGACGGCATCGAATACAACCTTGATCACCTTGCTGGTGCCGACCGGGATCTGGCGGGTGACGTAGATGGCGCTTTCATCCAGGTTGCCGCGGATCTGCTGCGCGCCCGGGTAGAGCACCGGCGACTCGAACTCGTTGCCGGTGAGCCTGGCGACCAGGGCGAAGTCGGCCGTTTGCCTGGTGTCGAAGCTGATCGGCTGCCCAGGCTGGGCCCGGAAGATCACGCCGTCGCCACGACGGAAACTCAGCGACAGGCTGGTGTTCGCGGTCGGCCGATCGAACGGCGCCACGCCCAGCATGTCGGAGATGTTGGCCGCGGCAGCACTGCCCAGCTCCACCTCTCGGGTGTTGCTGGTGAACCGTGCGCCGATCAGCCGGAACCGCAGATCCTTCTCCTGGTGGGGCGTCCAAGTGCTGGCGTTGCTGCTGCTCAGCAGCAGGCCCACCGTGTAGGGCTGGGAGGTGACCCACTGCTGCTCGGTGCTGTCGAACTTGCGCAGCTCAGCGACAGCGAGGGCATGGTTGGCGTCGTTGGTCAGCAGCACTAGGGCGTACTCGCGGCTGCCCTCCAGCCAGACCGGAGTGTCGAACGTGGCCCGCACCCAGTTGGCGGTGATGTCGATGTCAGCCGCCCGGATCCGCGCATCGGCCAGGACGGTCTGGGTCGGGATGCCGTTCTCAACCTCGCGGATCTCAACGAGCACCGGCTCGCTGCCGCCCTTGGCGGTGAAGGTGACGTCCACGGCCGTCACGTGCCGGCCCCTGGTGAGGGTGAAGGTTTGAGCGAGGGGATCGATCGGCCGACCGATCGCTCGCGTGCGCACCGTGCGCCGCACCAGCAGCTCGCCACGGCCCGTGAACTGACCGGCGCCATAGGTGCCGCCAGCGCCGGTGAACTCCACCAGCTTGGTGCCGGCAGGCACGTTGGCCGGGATCGTGAACTGCCCCGTCAGGACGCCGTTGCTGTTTGCTGAGAGTGGCATTGCTCAGGCCTCAGAGGGGGGTGATGTCGATGCCGTCGAAACGGAGCAGGACCAGCTGTTCGTTGGCACCGAAGCCCTCGACGCTGAACTCGACCTGGATTTGGCGGAGGAACTCCAGCTCGGTCCTGGTTGTTTCGACCAGCTCTCTGGTGAAGGTTATCGTGCGCTCAGCGCTGCGGGCTGCCAGGGCAGGATCGATGAACCGCCTGGTCTGCTCCGTCACCATGTTCTCCACCACGGTCCACTGATCGACCGATGGGTTGAGGGTGACGAGTGCCGGCGGCGGGGCGAAGGCCTGGTAGGGGTTGATCTTCATGCTGCCCGTCCGCAGCCGCTGAATGATCAGGAAGTCGTCCTGATAGGGCAGCAGCCAGGTGGCCTTGTGGTTCTGCGACGCGGCCACGTTGGTCGAGTTGATCGGCAGCTGCAGCTCACCGTCGATGATCACCGCATCCTGCGTGATGCCAGCATCGCGCAGGTCGTCGTCGAAGAACGGATCGACGAACACGCCCGACTTGCTGGTTGGCTCACGGCTTGAGATGTCGGTCTTCAACCGCTCCAGGGAGATCAGCCCGAACAGCTCGGCGATCGAGTTGCGAACCTTCCGCAGCTCGCCCATGTCGGTGACGCGGATGGCGTCGTTGTCCACCTGAGCGGTCTGCCCCCAGGCGTTGGTGATGGTGGCCAGGGCCAGCAGGGAATCAGGAGCGAACGGCTTAGGGCTGCCGAACCTGGAGCTCTCGCCCTTGATCCTGTTGAACTCGCCGGTGCTGTTCACCGCCAGGATGTCGGTGCGGGGCAGCTTCCAGGTGTAGTCGACGAGGATCAGCGTGCCGGCTACTGCACCGGTCACGGAGAAGGTGCCGGCGGGCAGGTTGATGCTGGTTGGCGTGACGCTGGTGAGGTAGCGGTAGGTGACGGAATAGGAGCTGCCAGGTGCGGGCTCAGGGCCGGCAGGGGACCAGCTGATCGCGTCACCTGCCAGCAGGTAGCTGGTCGTGGCTGCGTAGGTCGTGCCGCCCTGGGTGACCGATTCGATGCTCAGGATGGCACTGTCGGGGAAAACGTCAGTGCCGCCGGAGAATCCGCCCCGGTTGATCGTCACCGTCTTCTGAGCGGTGATCACCACATCCTGGATGGATGACAGCGGCTTGTAATTCAGCGTGATGGTTTGCGCCGAGGCGGTCGCGCTGCTCTTGGGCTCGTTGGTGATCGCCTCCAGATCCGGGTCTTCCGGGTAGCTGAGGCGGGTGGAGGTGAGCTTGTCGACCTTGAAGCCGAGCACGTTGGCAACACCGTCGTCGACGGTGAACACCTGGTTGCCGTTCAGCAGGCCGGCCGCCTGGACGTTCATCCCGCGGACGGCGTAGTTGCCGTTGCTCTCGCGGTCGTAGCGGGCGATGAGCTGCAGGACTGGGTCGAGGACCGGCGGCTGGGTCTGGGTGAGCAGCGAGCCATCGCGAACGGTGTAGACCGGGTAGAAGTCGCCGGTGCCACCATCGCCCGACCAGCCCCAGGCGGCGAGGCGGCGGAGGCGGCCAGCCCCTGGCTCCTGGTAGTTGCGGGTGCCAACTGCAGGGTCCCGCAGGGCGGGATCCTCCACCTCGGTGATCTCGGCGGTGGTGATGCGGACGCCGATCTGCAGCTCGCCGATCACCGGGATGGTGAAGGTGGCTGCCGCGACCTCGCGGACAGCACCCACCACGTAGATGGCCGCAGCCTCCATCTGGGTGACGCCGGAGACCGGATCGATGATCGCCTGGCCGTTGCGGACAATCGCACCGTCCTTGAACAGCACGTCGGCGATCCGCTTCAGCCGATCGAACTGGGTCGCCTGGATCTCGTTCACCTCAGCCGACTGGAGGCCCCTCGCTGCGCGGAACAGCAGCTCGTCGTAGCGGTTCGCCGCATCGAAGCGGTTGTAGTAGCCGGGAAGAGGCATCAGAAGGTCACCACGAACTCGAATAGCTGACGGGTTGTGATCTCGCGCACGATGGGCGCACGCCGCTCAATCACCAGCAGCGTGCCAGGCTGCCCAACCTGGGCCGGCGTCAAGTAGAACTGGCCGGCAGGGACGCCTCCTGCCTCCACGGTGTCGAGGAAGATCGCCTGCTCACGCACCGTTGAACCAACCGCGTCCTCAAACTCGAAGTGAAACTTGAAGTAGAGGTTGCTGGTCGGTGACGGTGAGATGGAAAACTTGCCCTCAGGCACGCTGATCACGCCGTTGACATCAGGTGCGCAGTAATCAACCTGATTGGCCCTTCGACGGCCTACCTCAGCAAGCAACGCCGTAGCGTTTGCAGGTGGCGCTGGCGGGGTGTTCCCCCAAGCCACGTCACCGGATCCCCAGGCAAGATGCGCCGTGCGCGTCTTGATCGCCGTAGCGATGGCGATGCGCCCGCTGGTCGTAAGGACTGCCGCCATGTCGCCCTAGAGCCTCCCACTCATCATAGGTCTGCGATCAGACCTAACTGTCACCGATCGCAACCGCCCCGATCCCAGGGATAAAGATTGCCACGTCAGGGTGTAGCTCCCACGTCACTGAGCTGGATGCGACCGCGTTCACTTCACCCCATGGTGCGGGCTGCCAGGTAAACGCACCCCATGTCTGCCCCTCGTACTTGGCACCCACGCCCTCCTGCATAGTCAACAGGCTCGGGTGATTGATCGTGTGCCACTCTTCGCTCAGCAGGCTGTGATCGAGGAGGAACCGATCGAAGTTGCGCACCAGCATGCTGACCTGGTCGGTGTGCGTGCTGGTAGCCGTGGCATCTTGCTGGACCAGGCTGGAAGCGACCTGGCCGTAGCTGATCTGCGGCCAGTCCGGCCGTGGCCGCACGCCGCTGTGATCGCTCAGCATCCCACCGTCGCTTAGGAGGCTGTCGTCGAGGACAAACCGGCGGAAGTCATAGACCGCATAGATCCGCTGAAGCCGTGAGCGCACCGGTGAACTGATGCGGCAGACTCCAACGACGTCGTTGATCGCGTCGTCTCCTTGCGTCGCTTCAGCCAGCCCCAGTTGGTACTCGGCCCAGCGGTAGGTTCCAGCTTCGGACTCCTCGAGTGTCCCGATCAATCCCAGCCAGCTGAGGGCAATCTTCAACGCCGCCGGTGTTCCCCGGATGCGCTGCCACTGAACACCCTCAGCAATCGCCAGCCGTTGATCCGACAGGTACGGCAGCAGTTCGCCCAGTCCGTACTCATAGACCAGCCACGGCACCACACCGTCAGGGATGTTGACCCGCTTCGCGGTGCGGATCGTTGGCACCGGTCGGCCGATGCGCTGCAGGTAGCTGGTCGCACGCGAGAGGTCGCGCTCTAGCTGCGTCGCATTGGGGGGCAGCAGGTCGTATCGACTCATCGATCACGGCCCGCCAAGGCAAGGGTGATGGTGCCGAGCGCCGGCGCATCACTGGCTGAGCACACTACGTTGGCGGTTGGCGCTGTCAAGACCACACGTTGCACACCTTCAGGGTGCAGCTGGGCGATGAGCCAGCTGGTTGTCACGTCCCACCCCAGACCGGACTGGGCTGCGAACGCATCCCGCAACCGCTGCTCCAGCCCGGTGAAGACTGCCTGGTGCGTGCCCGGGTAGAGCCACACCTGAGCGGTCACGTTGACCGGGATGATGTTGGCCCCCTCCACCGTCACGGTGTCGGTTAGGACCCGCACCTCATCTGCTTGCAGGCGATCATCTACTGCGTTGAGCAGGTCTTGGCTGGCCAGGCCTGCGCCGCCGCTTGCCGTCACAAACGTCAAAATGCGGGTGCGGTAGGCGGTGTCGGTTTCGCTTGCGTTCCGGGCGATGCTGAAGTTGCCACCGATCAAGTCCAGAGCTTCGCCGGTTGCTGTCGCGGCGTCGTAGGCCTCGTCGCTAAGGATGGACACCAGCACTTCGCCGGGCTCAGGGCTGCTGACGGCTGCATCTCTCACCCGGTCGTCGGATGTCAGCGCCTGGTAGCGATACCAGGCTG